ATTAGTGCATCAACATAATAAAATTGTTGCTACAAAAGGCGCAAAAGCAGATAAAATGACAGGGCCGAAGGTCATTAATATGTACTGTTTGAAGGAATTATGAAAGACATCGAAGCATTCTCTCTAGCATTGCTTAACTCTGCGACCTGTGCGCATTTGCAGCATTGGCAGACCAAAAGCTATGCCAACCACAAGGCCTTGGCCAAATACTACAAAGCCGTCCCCGACCTCGTAGACCGTCTAGTTGAGTCGTACATGGGTCGGTATGGTGCATTAGACGAATTTGAAGAAGAATTTGAGATTGACAAGGACCCTGTGCGGTATTTCAAAGCCCTACAAAAGTATGTGGATGAGAACCGCAAGCACTTGCCAAAAGACCCTGAATTACAGAATACTATTGATGAAATTACCGATTTAATCGACTCTTTGCTGTACAAATTGCAACAACTCTCCTAAAGGAAACCAAAATGAACACATTTAACTGCCCAAAAGACTGTAACGAAGATAAAGGTCGTAAAGAAAAGACCAAAAATGCCGTGATGCAAGAGGGCAAAAACAAGCCCATGGGCGAAAAAATGACCATGAAAGGTCGCGACACTAAGATGGCAACTAACAATTCTGGCGAAATGTACCAGAAGTGAATTGCGGAAATTGCCAGTTTTTTCAAGGTACGCAGTTCGGTCATTGCCGGCGCTACCCTGAAAATATAACCAAACAGGCTGGTATGTGGTGCGGCGAACACAAAGTCGTTGTGCCTCCGCAGCCAATATTCACGGAATTGGCAGCCACTCCAGCACCTACAAAGGTAAGAAAAAATGCTAAGACCCCTGCGTGATCGAATTGTTGTAAGACCCATCGAGCGAGTTAAAAGCCAGGTCATTGATGTCATCATGGATGAACTACCTAATATCGGCGAAGTGCTGGCCGTGGGTCCTGGCGAGATAGACAAGAAGGGCAGACTAATCCCAAACCCAATTGAAATTGGGCAAAGAATTCGATTTGGTGGCGCGGAGGACTATTTGTCTTACCCTCGATTTGAGGATAACGGCGAAGAATTAATTGTGATGTCCTGGAAGGATGTCTGTTTTGTGGAGGCAGATGATGCCAAAAACCACTAATAAACCAATTGCGCGCACCACCACCGGTAAGGGTAAAAACTACAAACCCACCGAAGCTGGCGCGGGCATGACCGCCAAAGGGAGGGCGGCATACAATGCAAAAAATAATGCAAACCTTAAAGCACCTGCTCCAAACCCTAAAACAAAAACTGACGAAGGCCGTAAAAAGTCTTTTTGTGCGAGGATGAGCGGAATGCCTGGACCCATGAAAGACGAAAAGGGCAGGCCAACTCGTAAAGCAGCATCTCTAAAGAACTGGAACTGCTAATGGCTACTAAACCCGGACTCTATGCAAATATTCACGCTAAAAGGGAGCGGATCGAACGCCAAAAGGCTGCCGGTAAGACCCCAGAGCGCATGAGAACGCCAGGCACTAAGGGCGCGCCAACTGCTAAAGCGTTTAAAGAATCGGCTAAAACTGCGAAGAAAAAGTAATGCCTCTCATTAAAGACATTGGCAAAAAAGCATTCCAAAAGAATGTAAAAGAATCTATTGCCTCTGGTAAGCCAGTTAAGCAGGCCGTGGCTATTGCGTACTCGGTTAAGCGTGAGGCTGCAAGCAAGAAGAAGAAAAAATAATGGCGAGGTTGTCTGACATATTCGACCCTAATGTAGAGAGGTTATCCATTCTGCCCCGTCCGCGGGGTAGTTTGCCATCTGAGGGGCGCGGGTCTGTAATGAGCCCACAAGTAGATTACAAAGATTGGATTGCGCCACAGTTCTTAGTTGACATCGTTAGGGCCATAGATACCCCCAAACGAGCAGCGCAAGGCGAGGAAATTAGCCCGCAAGATGCCATTAATGTAGCCATGAATGTAGCGGGCGGCGGAATGGCCACCAGCGGGTCTGTGCCCGCCAACTCGTTGGGTATGTTTATTGGCCCTAAATCGTCTGCCTGGAACAAACCGGCATATGAAAGAGCCCTAGAAATGGAAAAGGCTGGGGCGCGACCCACTGACATCTGGCGCGAAACCATGACGGCCCGTTACTTAGATAAGAAATGGCGGCAAGAGATACCTGACAATGTTGCGGTATTTGATATGTCTAAAATTCCACAATTGCCCACTAGGATAGATATTGCAAATCAATTTTTGGTTCAGCGCGGAATTGTTCCAAGAGAAAAGGCGGGTTTTGTTGGCGTAGGATCAAGCGAAACTTTAGTACCGGCTGCAGCCCAAAAACAAGCATTAGACTATGCCGATAACTATTTATTAGGCATGGAACCACAATCGCAAAAGTTGACGGCTGCGTTAAAACATAATGCGTTAGAGCAGGCTTATCCAGACTTAATTAACAAATTAAGAGTTGCGCAGGAAACACGCCCAGATGTACGGGGAACCTATCAGGAAAGAAAGGATTTAGTTACTACAGGTGGTGCTACCCATATTGGCCAAACGGCAGAACAACAAACAAATGCAGCCAGGTCAACTTTGTTGCATGAAATTCAACACGCTATCCAAAAAACTGAAAACTTTGGGCGCGGTGGTAGCCCAGAATCTGCAAAACTAATTGCCAAAGCACAAATTAAATCCGAACTTGCGCCCTTGGCCACCCCATTTGCCACAAACCGTAAATACTGGGATGAATACGGCGCAGCTGCCAGGTCTGAATACATGGTGCGGCTGGGTGACATCGCGAACCGAGAAAACATTAAACCAAGGACTATTTATAATCTTTCTGATTGGTACAAATACGGTAATGATTACCGCCGCGAGGCTGGGCCACAACCTAAAAAGCCAGGCAATGCTAGAGACGAATGGTTTAGAGGCGCTGCTCAATTTATTAAAGACCGTAGTATTTCGTCTGAGTCTAAATATCAAGACCTGCCTTATAACAACCTGCGGGACGCTAAAAACGCTCAAAAACGGGCTATGACCCAGATTAAAAAGACCGAAGAAGCAACGCAAGAATATTTAAAGTTGGGCGCAAAACAAAAGCGGTTTGATGAATTATCCGATACAGAGGCTTATAGACGGCTGGCTGGTGAGGCCGAGTCCAGGCTGACACAGGTAAGAGAAAAGCTGACTATGGATGAGCGTAGGGCTAATTTTCCATTTAGTGAGCAATATGAAAAAAGAATATATGGGACCAGCCTAAATCCTGCGCCCTATGGCGCAAAAGAAACCGTTAATCCTTATGGATTGGATGTGCCAGCAAAAGAAATCGTTGCGTATACCGACTTTGGTGACCCATTAGCAATGTTTTTAAAAGGCAAACAAGCCCAAGACCCGTTACAGATGTTTATTGGATTTCCAAAGAGTCGATAACCTGACCCGTCTTGGCCATGATTAGGTCCATGGTGCGATTTAATATTGCGAGTTGTTGCTCACCAGAGAGTATCTCAAACTCTAGAGAATAGATAATTTTTTGTTCAGTAGATAAATAAAGCAGTAAGTCATTCATTTTTGACCCTTTCTTAAAGCAATATGTTTTTGTAGGATATGCCAAAACTCCGATTTAATGATTTTCATGCGTCTCTGGCCTCCATCATTGCATCTGCGACCACATAAGCATAAGAACCAATCCAGTTATCAACTTCATCTATATTAAGACTAGCATCATCTGATTTACCAATAATGGCTTGCATTGCCTTGGCAGCAAAGTAATCCCGTAAGTCCATGCCTGAACAGTCATGGGAAATACTTTCATCGTAATTTCTGTATGTTGTAGGAAATGCTTTCATAAAACCTCCTTTTTGTCTAATTCTTGTAATTTAGCCAATAAACGCTCTACACGCTCATTCCAAACCTGTGACTCAAAAGACTCTGGCCAAATGATTAAGTGTTCTTTAACAACCTTTTCTACCTCTGTAAGTGTCATATTCTCTCCTGTTGAGTAAACAGTTTACACGATAAGATTAACACAAACAACAAGAAACGATTTATTATTTAACAACTGGAACTTATTGATTGAGTTAATCACTATGGCCGCACCGATAGGAAATTCTAATGCTGTAAAGGGCAAGATGTTCTATGACAGGCTCCGAAAGGTGCTTACTCAAGAACCTCAAAAACTGGAAAACATCGTTAAGCAGCTGATCACACAAGCTGAACAGGGCGAGGCCTGGGCCGTGAAAGAGGTCATTGACCGACTTGACGGTAAAGCCGTTCAGACTAACCAGGTTGAGAATGCCGATGGAACTCCGCTCTTAGCTGGTATTCAAGTAATGTTCGTTAAACCGCAAGATGCTTGAAACAGTAGACGCAGTAGCAAACGCCGAGTTCCCTGTAAAACTGGCTTTTTTGTTTGAGCCCAAGAGATACAAGATTCTGTATGGTGGGCGCGGTGGAGCAAAGTCTTGGGGAGTTGCCAGGGCATTGTTGATTAAGGCAGCAAAAGACCCTATCCGAATCCTTTGCGCCCGTGAGTTTCAGGTCTCTATCAAGGATTCTGTCCATAAGCTGCTGACAGACCAGATTGACAGTCTAGGTTTAGAGTCGTTCTACGAAGTCACGCAGACTAGCATTAAGGGTAAGAATGGGTCTGAGTTCTTCTTTATTGGCCTTAAAAACAATATTACCAATGTCAAATCCTTTGAGGGCGTGGATATTTGCTGGGTTGAGGAGGCGCAGACTGTCTCTAAAACTAGCTGGAATATCCTGATTCCTACGATCCGTAAGGACAACTCCGAGATATGGATTACTTTTAATCCGGAACTGGAGACCGATGACACCTACCAGCGATTCGTTATCTCTCCTCCGACCAATGCGGTGGTGCAAAAGATTACCTGGCGCGATAACCCTTGGTTTCCCAAGACGCTGCGGGATGAAAAGGACAACCTCCAAGTACGGGACATTGAGGCTTACAACACCGTCTGGGAGGGCATCTGCCGTAAGACCGTGGATGGCGCAGTCTTTGCCAACGAGATAACCATGGCCGACTTAGAGCAGCGCATTACCCGCGTTCCCTACGACCCGATCAAGCCCGTTCATGCAATCTTTGACCTTGGCTGGTCCGATAACACGGCCATTTGGTTCGTGCAGTTCATTGGGTTTGAGATCAGATTGGTGCGATACCTTGAGGACAATCAAAAGACCATGTCCTATTACATGGCCGAGATGCAAAAGTTTGGGTATCACTATGACACCATTTGGCTGCCGCACGATGCCGAGAACTCAACTTTGGCAGCTGCAGGGCGCTCAATTGCCGACATAGTCCGAGCAGCCGGTTACAAAGTGCAGATTGTGCCAAGAACTCCAATTGCGGACTCAATCAATGCAGCCAGGACAATATTTAACAAGTGTTATTTTGATAGAGAAAATTGCCATCAAGGATTACAATGTTTAAGACATTACCGATATGATGTGGACCCAGATACTAAGCAATTTAGCAAAACGCCCTTGCACGATATATATTCGCACGGGGCCGATGCCTTTAAATATCTGGGATTAGTAGTGAATGAGCCGCGTAAATCGGTAGCTAAACGAGCCGTGCAACAGCCGGCTGGATCATGGATGGGATGACTATGGCAAACGATCAGCGTATACAAGACGCGCAGAAATTCCTAAGATTCGCTAATGATGCGGACTCTTACAACCGCCAGGATGCCCTGGATGACCTTAAATTTTCTTCCGGTGACCAATGGCCCGTTGAGGTGCAGAACTCTAGAAACCTAGAGGCTAGACCCTGCCTGACCATTAATAAGCTAGATGGCTTTATCCGCCAGGTCTGTAATCAACAGCGCCAAGCAAGACCCCGCATGAAAGCGCACTCGATGAACTCGGCAGCTAATGCCAAGGTCGCGGACATCCTGACGGGCATCTTTAAGCACATTGAGGTCAACTCGGACGCGGATACTGCCTACGATACGGCCTTTGAGTTTGCGGTCCGCATGGGTTGGGGTTACTGGCGGGTTGTGACTGACTATGTACGGGAAGATTCGTTTGACCAAGAAATCTACATTAAGCCGATTGTTAATCCATTTACTGTTTACATGGACCCTAACAGTCAGATGCCAGACGGCTCGGACGCTGAGTCCTGCTTGATTACTGAGGTAATGAGTAAAAAGGAATTTAAGGCTCAATACCCTAATGCAGACGATGGCGGTAACTTCAATATGCGTGGAACCGGTGATGCGGACGCGGATTGGATTATGAAAGATGACATCCGGATTGCTGAATGGTGGTACACCGAGCGCAAAAAGACCAAATTGCTCATGCTTTCTGATGGTACACAAGTCTATAAAGACGAGGCACCCAGCGCAGAGATGATGATGGCAGCCGGCATTGAAGTGGTGGCCGAGCGTGAAACCATGCGCAAAACCATCAAATGGGCCAAGCTGACTGGCATAGAAATACTGGAAGAATCCACATGGATTGGTAAGCATATCCCAATAGTCCCCGTTTATGGCCAGCAGCTGACGATTGACGATAAGCGCAAGAAGTACGGCATTGTGCGCATGGCTAAAGACCCGCAGCGGATGTATAACTACTGGCGTACCGCTTTGACCGAGTCGGTGGCTCTCGCGCCCAAGGCTAAATGGCTATTGGCAGAGGGTCAAGACGAAGGCCATGAGAACGAATGGAACCTGGCTAACATCAAAGCCACACCAGTATTGCGTTACAAGCAAAAGGACATTGAGGGCCAACCCGCGCCCGTACCTACACGCCTGCAACCTGAACCACCCGCAGCCGGCATCATCGAGGCTACGAGTGCAATTAATAACGACTTGCAAACGGTGGTGGGGATATTTGACCCAAATATGATGTCCCAAGGCAATCAATCTGGTAAGGCTATTCGTGGCCAGCAGATGCAGATTGATATGTCGAACTTCCATTATTACGACAACCTAACGCGTTCCCTTAAACATACTGGGCGGATCATCCTAGACTTAATCCCTAAGATTTACGATAAAGAGCGGGTCATGCGGATCATTGGCTACGATAACCAGCCAGAAATGGTGACGGTTAACCAGCGAACCGTGGATGAATCAGGTGCTGAGAAGATACTCAATGATGTAACCGTAGGTGAATACGATGTGTATATGGATACCGGCCCTGGATACCAATCCAAGCGCCAGGAGGCAGTTGAGTCGATGATTCCTCTAATCCAATCTAACCCTGAACTGTTCCAAGCTGCCGGCGATTTAATATTCCGCAACATGGACTTCCCAGGCGCAGATGTGATTGCAGACCGCCTAGCTGCTATGAACCCATTGGCTAAAATTGACGAGAAATCGGACATTCCACCACAGGTCCAGATGCAGTTGATGGCCAGCCAAAAGATGGTTGCCGATATGCAGCAACAGATTGCGGCCTTGACCATGAA